CCGTCATCGGAACCCTGTATTTTCCAAGCTGTAGGGTATTCACAACTTCCGTAATTGTCTGATGTGATTTTATACTGCATTAAAAAGTATTTGCTCGGGTATTGGATTTGTACCCACGCACTCGCAAAATTTCCCACACTAAAATATTGTGAATCACCATTTAACAACACATAAGCGTTTAACGCTCCGCTCGACATTGTAAATGTATATCCGTTGGTGGTGTTTGCTGTCATTTTCGGATATGCTTGTGTCGGTGTCGCCGTATTGACAATACCAAACTTACCGCTGTCATCATAGGCATAAAATCTAAAGTTATTATTTGTCGCCTCGATTAAATACGACTGCTTAGTATTAAATCTAAACGGTATTAATTTAGCAGGTGAATTATCTTTTGTTTCCGCCACATATTCAAAACCCGTCCGATATTTCAAATTCCCTTTATAGTTACATACAAAATTTCGGATTGTCGGGAATCCGTTTGTAAAAATCGGCAAATCAAATCGTCCGCTTAAATCTTCATCGATTTTGCCTCTGACATAGTTGTTATAAAGTAAATTCGGCATCGGTTACCCCTATTTCTTTGTTGTGGTATATTTCTGTCCTAAACGTGCAGACAATAGCTTAGAGTGTTTAATAACAATCGGCTTGTTTTCTTGGCTGTCAATTCCGATTGTTTCCATAATTGCATTTTGCAAATTCTGCTGAATAATCTGTACTTTCGTTGTGCTTTCCGTGATTTCGGGTGCTACGTTATACGCCAAAATCAACGTAAACAATTCGATAAAAGAGTCCGTATATTTACTAAAGTCTTTTACATCCTCGACATAGCGAACGGGTAAACCACCGCTGTATTCCTCGTTTGTGAGAATATATCCACCCTCAACGGCGTAATTGTTTTCTTTCTCGTCTAAATCTCCAATTCCTAAAACCCTTAAACAATCTGTTTTATAGGCATAGGCATATTCATAACCAAATGCAGGCTCGTATGAGCTTTTTGCCCACAACCCCCTTGTCCGTGCGAAACTCGGCATCATTCTACGCAACGCCGAACGTCTGGATATATCATACCATTTTGCAAAAATCTTTTCTGTTTGTTTTGAGGGATTGTCTATGTTTTCTACTGTTCCCTTGTCGCCCAATCGGCTCAGTGCCAAATTGCATATATCATTTTTTGTCCGCATTGCTTTTCCTTATTAAAAAAGGGGGTGGAGTTGAACCACCCCCAACCGACTACATAGTGGTCTTGATGAGCTGTACTCTCTTGCCCTCTGAACGCATAGCGTTAATCCAGAGGTCAATAGTTACCTCTTTCGAACCGACTTTGGTATAAGACGGCTCTACCCTCAAGCTATTGACATTCATCGACAACAAGATTGACTGCGGTGCAAGTACCAAACAAGTACGAGCTTTCGAGCCAGAATCTTCCGCCAAAATCGGATTAGCTACGGTAATACCGCCGTCAACCGAACCTGCAAACAAAGCGGTCTGATAAATACCGGCTTTCGATACAATACCGGCATTAACGGTTGCACCATTCATATAATCGTTATTGATGAACTTTTCATCCGCCATCAAAGCCGAGTTTTCTTTACCGGACAATGCCAACAAAGAGCCGCGAATTTCTTCAATCGGCAAATCGTTATTGATAAAGTTTTCGGTGATTTTCTGAATATCGGTATAATCCAAACCAGCCGTTGCATCAACAGTCAACACACCGTCATCAGCAGCAGACTTAGAAGTAGGGGCTGCGTTGGGAGCACCTACCAAAACATCACCTGCAGCAGCCGAGGCAATAATGCGGTCGATAACACGGTTTTTAGCATAAACCAAGTTCTGAACCAGATAAGAGGTCGGGTCGGCAATCAAATCGTTTACATCGTCTTTGTCATCGATATAAATCGTTTTGGTGAACCGTCTTTTTGTCATCTGACGGTTTTCGGTTTCGTATTCGCCATATTTCTTATCGGGGTTTTGTCCAGTTACTTCTTCCAAATCAAAGCCCTTAATGCCAGCATAGTTGTTTGTCTTCCCCTCTACAGGCAGGTATTTTACAACACCAGATGCCGACAAAAGGGTTTGTTTTTGCTGTGCTGCTACGTGAAAAGACTTTTCGAACGTTTGCAACATAGCAGGAGTGATAATATTAGCCATTGTATTTTCCTTAAAATGTTAAAAGTTAAAACGTTTTCGAGAATTTGTCCTTTCGGGTTTCTCTATCCTTTTTAATCAAAAGGATTAAAACTTTTATTTAGGGGGCTATGTTGCTTATCCCTGTTCCGAATTAAATTCGCCTTGCAAATTATCTTCGGTCGCTTTCTTCACACTCGTACGAGAATTAGCTTTCTTCTCTCCGACTGTAAAGTCTATAGCATCTACAAGGTTAAAATTTGCGTCCAAATTCATACCCTTGACTTTGCTACAGTATTCTTTGTAAACCGCAATTCTTGCCTCTCTTAGTGAGCAGGCGCGGTACAATGGGACATTCAGGTCAAAAGCGATTGCCATATCCTGAATATCGTCCCAGTCAACTTCCTTAATGCTTTTCCCGACAAAGGCAGGGTCTTTGTTTACTTTCTCGTATTTATCAACCCAACACTTTACCAATCTTGTAAAAGGCTTGCCAGAATTAGCAAAATATCTATGAACAACCCTGTTTTGTACGTTTGCCAAAATCTTTTCTTCATCACATTCAGGGATTAAAACTGACTCGTTAAAATCGATGTCATCGTTACCGGCTTTATAATAGCCGCTCATATATACTTTATACATTGATTCCTACTCCATATTTGCGTTTCAATTCTTTTTCTTCTTCCAAGTTGTGAGGTCTTTTGTCGAGTTCCATTTTCTCTTTGTAATAGCCCTCTAAATCCAAACTCGGCTTGTCGCTCTTTTCGTTTGACGTTGCGCCTAATTCTTTTGCACTGTATTTGTCAATGATTGTATTAGCCAATCCATACAACAAAGCCAATTCTTCGTTAGGCAACTTATCTACTTTTTCCAATACAGACGGTTTAGCATATTGCTTAAACAGTTTGGTGACGGTGTCCATTTTATCCTTATAGTTTTCACCTAAAGCATCTTTGAACGCCTTGTCCATTCCCTCAGCAGAATATAATTCGGCTGTCGCCTGTTTTACTCCGTTTTGGTACGCCTCGCTAATTGCTTTCGCTTGTCTGTCGGTCAATCCGTTTTCAAAAAATACTTCCTTGAAAAAGTCCGTGTCTTCCCCGACATCGATTGAATAATCTTTCGCCTCGGTAGGTCTCAATTTTGCGTAATAGTCTGCCACTTCCTGTTCGCTTGAGTCCGCCGTTGGGATGCCGATTGTCTTTTTGCCAATCAGCTTTTGTGCGTTTGCGTGCTGTTCCCACAAATCGTTTACCGAGTGGATATTGCTTGCCCAACCTGCGTTTTGGTACGCCTCAGGAATTGCAAAATCAGAAGGTGTTTCCGATTCGGGTGCGGTGTCCGCATTGTCCATTTCGTTTACATTTTCTTCCATTATTTCCTATTCTCCAATATTTGAATAAATGTTTTCTTTTCAATAAGTCCAATTAAAAAGATGTTTACAAAATCACGCTGCGCCTGAATATATCTTAAATCTTCATCGCTCACCGTGCTAGGCAGGCAATCAAAATAATGAACCGCTGTCAACATTTGATTTGCGAACTTTCTGCCGTCTTCGGAACTAAAAAAAACATTCGCTATATTGCTCAATTCTTCCTTTAGCTCCGCTAATTCTTTTAGCTTTTCGTCTTTAGCTTTTTTGTACTCATTGTACTCCATTTGCCAAATCCCTCATTGCGCTTGCCTGATTCTTTTGGGTCTGTGATTGCAGATTATCACTTTGCAGTGCTTGTGCTTGCGCTTGCGCTTGCGCCTGTGCCTGTACTTGCTCTCTGAACTTGCTCTCACTCATAATAACTTCGCCAAAGCCTAAAGCTTCCGATACGTCTTTTAACAAATCATACCAGTTAATCGCCATACTCAATTCAGGGCTTAACTGCATCATAGCAGGAATAACATTCATTAATTTAACCAAATTATCGACTTTGTCCGTATTGCTAATCTTGTCGATTTCGTTATTGAATTTAACCTTGTACCAAGTCTTACCCTCAGAGATACATTCTAAAACCGCATCGGGGATAATTCTGCCGCCGAGCCCCATTTGAGAGTATATTTGAACTTTCTCTTGGTCTAACGGATTAATCCCTAAACGCTCCATATCAAACAAAATAGACACGGCGCGGTCAATGGTCGGGATGTAGACTTCGTTAACCTGTTGCATGATTAAGCCTAAAATCGACTTGTTTCTGATAGAATACCGCTGTAGTGATTCTGTCGCCGTCATATTGCTTGCCGATGAAAAGTCCAACAACAAATCAACCTTAAATGCGGTCGCCAGTTTTTCATTCAAATACGGCAATAAAAAGTTTACAAGAGATGTCGGGTCGCCAATATCCTGAATCGGGAATACAGGGCTGTTCCCCTGTAGTTTAGTTACGTCAAACGGCGTTAAACTTCCTGCCGATGTGTCTAATACGTTATCTCCCATAATTGCCGAACCGACAATGCCGATAGCAGGCTCTCTCATCTTGTCCAGAGTTATCATCACCCCGTTGACAATCTCATTAACACAACGAATTGAACTCAATAGCATTGTGCCGTAAGCTCTTCCGTAAATCTCACCACGAACCTTAATTGGTCTACCAAAGCTGATAGGTCTTTCCTTAAAATCCTCTTCAAAAAAGACTTTGTCGCTGTCTTTCTCCAAAAACCACACTCCGTGGTATTTTGAACCTGCTTTTCCTAGCCTGGTCGGGTCGAACTCATCATTCGGCATAATTCCCTGAATAACGTCAAATGTTTTGTTGTAGTCGCCATTATTCCAAGCCGATTTGACTTCTTCGGGCAGAATTTCAAACATCTTTTTATCAAACGAACCGCCTCTATTGCAAAACTCTTGCACAAATCGGTTTGTTTTCCAAGTGTATTTATTGAATACAATATCGAGAATACCGTTCTGTCCCTCGTCAACAACCATTGTGTCAACGCCGTATTCCTTAAAAATCAAAGCGTTTCCGTTCTGATTGTTCCCTAAATTGTTTCTAAACGTGCCAATACCTGAATTGCCAAATGCGACTTGGTCGTAAAAATAAGCCTGCATCGCTTGGTGAAAACCAGAGTGTGGGTCGTTAATCTCTTTTAAAACACTTGCCGTTGCATAGCTGAACCAGTCCGACACCGCCTCTTGGTCTGTCTTTTCCAACAAGTCATCACTCGGTATCAAATCAAAAGACTTTTCACCTGTTCCGATGATAATTCCTTTTAGGTAGTCCGCCGATTGCACTGTCGACAAAGCGGTGGTCGGGTCAAGCGTATATGAATCGAGGTCTTTCCCCTCTTCCTTTGTGGAATCAGGGTCAACGTGAATGCCCGTGTATTTGGCGATCTCTCTCCAGACGGGCATATATTTTTCTTTTTCCGATTTCGCTTTTTTATATCTTTTAATTATGTCCGAGTTTTGCATTATTTAACTCCGAATATTGAACCTCTACTAAACAAGCCACTTGCCGTTCCGAATATCGATTTACGCTGATTTGCAAGCGTTGTGTCCTCGGTCTGCGCCTCACTTGCGTTAGCCTCACTTGCGCTTGCATCTTCGGTCTGTGCCTCACTTGCCGCACTGCGTGCTTTTATGATTCTGCGTATTATTGAACCTAATCCACCACCACTTGAGCTATTAGCATAAATCGGTTTAATGATTCCAGGTATATATTTGCTAAATCCTTTACCTATCGCCAATGACATTTTACGCTCCAAATATTGATTTGCGCTTGCCAGATAACACATTTAGAACTTGTGAACCCTTGGCACCGCCACTTGTTGAAAATAAATTTAACCGTGTTTTATTAGCCTCGGCTTGCTCCGCTGCCAAATCAGTTTCTGCTGAATCGTCCACTTTCACACTGTCGCTCCCGAACGCTCTGTAAGTCTCATCCGTCAACCACCTACCTGCTGCCGCTCCACCAACTCCGCCAAGAAAATAACCGCCAACGGTCGCCGCCGCCTTAATTCCCTCTTTTGAGGTTAAAGTTTTTCCTGCCTCACTCCAATCGCCTTTTACCGTCTCTTCGGAAAAATTAGCGATTGTTTTCACAGTCTTTGAAATCGATTTTCCCAGTTTTTTTAACAAGCTCATTATCTTTTGCTCCACATCTTCGTTGTTCTAATCATCACGGGATTGTGCGCTACCGCCACTTTGTCGATTGCAAAAACCGCCATCATTAGACTATCAGCTCGGTCTGGTGAGTGTACTCCGCTTGCCCTCATTTTCTCTTTACTCATTATCAGACGTTTTCCATCACCGCGATAATCATACCGAATTTGTAACAGTTCCCGTTCTACGTCTTTATTATTCATCAAAATTTTTTCGTTGTCAATATAACACCTCAAATTATAATAGCCGTATGCTCTTGTATTATAATAATCATCAGGCACGCCTGCTGTGCTAGCTCCGTCAAACCGTTCTATTTTTACCCCTAACTCTACAAGCCTTGAGTGTACCACCGTTCCCATACCGCCGACATCAAGTATTGAGCAGTCTGGTCTTTCTTCACCGATTATTGATACAATTTTGCCGATTGAGGTTGTCGGCTCGGTGTCGCCCCACGATTCAACCCTCGTAACCCTGAATTGTGTACTTGAGCACCGCTCCAAAACAGTCGCAACACACAAGTCTCCGCCTTTAGCGGCAAAGTCTATCCCTATAACTTTCATCGGTGTAAAGCCGTCTAAATTCGGCTCCAGTTTGCTCATCTTGCTAACCTTGGCAGAGTTGAATAAATAATCGCTTGCGTTTTCCAGAGGCTCGCCAAGCCATATATGATTATATTCTTGCTCGCTCTCTTTTTTGCACGCCTCGGCTTCATCGATTAAAACTTTCGGGCAAAACGGATTGTCGTAATAGTTAATCTGAATATGCAAAACTTTTTCACGGCTTAAACAATACATATACACAGGGTCATCACGCACGAACCTGTTCATTGTGAATAAAATTCTCGACTTCGGTTTACGAATTGTCGGAATAATAACATCGAGTGTCTGCTTGGTGATTGCTTCCGCCTCGTCAATCCACAAAATGTCCACGCCCTCTAACCCTTTAATGTTTGCCGAGCCTTGTTCCCTAAATCCCTTGAAGATGAACTCACTCTCGGTCTGTCGATGAATAATCTTTGCCTGCTGAACTTCGTAATTGAGGTTATAATTCTTAATCAAATCGACAAGGGTCTTATATACTGACTCGTTAATTGTCGCTTGAGTTTCACGTCCACAAACTATTCTTAGCTTGTACTTTTCGCCCAAATATAACAGGAATCGCCCGACTGATTGTGTCTTTGCCGAACCCCGTCCGCCCTCGGCAAGCAGCACACGATAATTATTGAACTGCTGAACCATCGGCAACATCTTTTTCGGAATATTTAATATGCTCGGTAACTCAATCAATGTCAAAGTCCACTTCCACGCCGTCAACCTTAATAGCCGGCATAACGGTAATTCCACCGCTTAATTCAACGCTTGCTTTGTCTGAATACATACCTCGATTAAACTTTCCGGCTTTCCATTTCTCCGTTTCAATCAAAACATGGGCTGTCCGAGGCTCGATTTCACCTCTTAGCAGCATCTGCTCGTATTCTTCCACCTTGTCCATACAGGAATCGCCACGGTCTTCTCTTGCACGGGTGTATAGTTTCTTAAAGCTCTCATCTGAATCGACATGTTTATAAAACGTTTCTGTCGATATGCGCATTTCTTTACATACCTTAGGCACGCTCCAAGCGTTCGCTATTTTGATTAAAGCTCCGTCCCAGTCCAACGGTTCGGTGTGTTTATATCGGCTCATTGTTAAAACTCCTTTTTGTTTTATTATAAATCAGTTGGTTAGGTGTGTCAATGCAAATTGTGTTATAAAATAATTATAATAAATTATAAAAAAGTAGTTGACAAACAAAAAAAACGTGCTATTCTGAATACATAAGAGGGGGCAAGGGGCATCCTCAAAAACTTTAGGAGATTGAAAAATGCAATACCAAGCTTTAGGAATGGGAAACATTGGGGCGTACGTGCAGAATAGAGGCACCGCCTTTATTAAGTATCACGGTCATGGCAAAATGAGCGGTCATGACATGATGAGCCCAGAGTTCTATTATTGGGACGATTTAGGTCGCCGCATCACATACAATGCTTACGACTTACGGAGTCTTTGCCGCAAATTGAGCGGCAAAACACTTCGTGCCGAGGGCATTAAAAGAATTATGGACGGCGGCACACTAAATCTAAAATTGATGGAAAAATTCCATCTTAAAGGTTAAAAAAACAACCCCCTTGCCTTTCTTGGCTTGGGGGTTATTTTTTGATTTGCGACTCAATACAGGATAACCAGTATTAAAACAATTATACCGATGATTAAAAATTTTAGCAATACACGCTTATTTTTTTTTACACTCGGCTTGTTCAATTCTACAACCCGTTGGTATCTCTCAACTGCTCGCTTGTGCATATCTTCGATTGTCTTCACACTCAAATCACGCTTGGCAATAACTCGCCTCTGCCCGAGTTCGACTTTCTGCATATTCTCATTGTTCGGTGTCCGCCGTCCGAGTTCGTACTGGGCATAAGTTCCTCTTTTTAGCCCTGCTATCTTAGCAAATTGCGCTTGGGTCAGATTGTTTAATTCTCTAAATTCCTTAAATTCTCTTGCTAAATTCATTATATACTTCCTTGTTAAGTGTTAAAACGAATTTATAATAATTTACAAATTAAGATTAATCCATTGAATTAACTGTTTCTTTTCGTCAAAACTTTTCGATTCCCCCTTTGTTGTGTTCACGTTGTATTTTGATTCTCCGTATTTGGCATAATTCAGACATCTGATAATAGTTCCGCCATTAAACTCATCAAAGCTAACTGGTGGTAACGCATTCTCTCCATAAAAAACGGGCAACAGGCGGAAGTTTCTGTCCCTCGCCGCCAACTCTTGCTCAACTGTCCACTTATGCTGCCGTCACGAAAGCTATTCATTCCCTCATATATTCCTTTGTATATCCTCTTTTATCCAAATAAGTATCTGGTAATTCTGGTATTTCCAACTGTCCGTTGGTTTGTTCAATCCAAAAAATACTGACTTGTGTCATATACTCGCAAAATTCCGTGCGATTCATCTTGGTTGTGGTTTCAACCCCGAATTTCCTTTTATTTATTGCGTGGATAATTTCTTTTGTGTACGCAAGGTTAAATTCTCCATAAGTACATCCTGCATCTGCCAAGCACGCCCTAACCCATTCGTTGAATTGCCAATAATACCTATTCTGTTCGTTGCTCCGTTTGCGCTTATATTCCTTTACTTCAACTTCAACCTCTTTGCCGTTGACGAGCAGTGCTTTTGCCTGCTCATACAACAGCTTAAACGTAAGGTCTAATCGTTCGGTCTTGGTGATAATCAAAACGGCGCATCCTCTTTTTCGGGTCTTGTTCCGCTTTGCATGTTATATGCCGTTTCGGCTGCAGCCGCGAGTTTCAACAAGTCTCTCGGGTCAACAAAATTTAGCCATGCCGTGGTATATTTTTCTTCAGGGTTTGTCGCCGCTCTGTTTTTGATTGACGTATACCCTACGCTAATTGCGCGGTAAAGTTTTCCGCTCGTCCGTCCGATTTTGTCTTCAACAATAACCGTAAACGGGAAGTCTTTATGTAAAATTTTCATGTCATCTCCTTAATCTGGAATATAATCGTCTAATTTGGCATTGTCTTTGTCGGCGACAATTTTTGCCAAGGTTTCATATTTATCTCGGTCGGCATCGTACAGGTCTTTTAACAAATCATTAATAGAATCACGAGCGGAATTACTCGGTTTCCATTCTACCATTGTATCAATCCAAGCCAGAGCTTTTTCGTACCGTTCCTGTACCGAGAGTTTCTTTTTCGGCTCGATGTATTCGCCTGTCTGCAAAGCCTTATTCAAAGCCCTTGTTTTTGCCGATTTCTCAGCCGTTGCGTTTTTTTGGAACTCGTCCACCTCTTTCTTGTCCGCCTCTGGTAGGTCTTCACCTGCGTAAATGTAAAGCCCTAATCCGTGCCGTGCGCAAGCCTTTGTCAAGCTCCGTTGAATTGCTTTGTTTACATCAAATGATGTTACCTGCTCAACAGGAATCGACTTGTTTTTAAAGTCCATAACAGGCAAATATTCGATATGTTCGATACCGTTAATTGTTACGCCTGTCTTTACCCAACATGTCCGTCCGTCCGTATGATAAATCCACCCGTCTTTGTTTTCGTAAATGGTATAAACGGCATCGGGATGTAAAGTCTTCACCTCAGCCCAAGCCCAAGCCCAAGACAAATAAGATAAATTATTCTTTTTTTCAACGTGTCCGCTCACGTTGATTGAATTTAATTCCGTAAAATAGTTATTCTCCATTGTCTTTTCCCTCGTTTTCAATTTTTGTGATAATCAGCTTTCCGCCGATGTTTTGAATTTGTAAATACCGCTCGTCAATTAATCCAGACTCTTCCAAAAGTTTTTTGGGAAGTGTTATCATTCGGTTTTCGTTGTTTCGAGTTACGGTTATTGTTTTAATCATAAAATCACCCCCTTTTCACTTAAACTATACAATAAAATTAAAACAAAGTCAATAAAATATAAGGTGGGGGCTATAAGAAAGATTAACAATAAGTCGTGTTCGCCCCCGTTATTAATCTTCAAACTCCTTAACTCTTTGCATAAAAATTTCAAACATCAGCTCATACGGACAGTTCCTAAACATTCTCACACTCCCCTTTGCACCACTCACCCATACCGTTCCATCTTGGTAAAGACTAACGGCAGGTTCGTTGTATTCGTCTTTTCTCGGGCAAGCAATGCTTTTTGCCGAGATGTTGCTACCTGTTCGTATTAACAAATCTTCCCATTCCATTTTACTCTCCTTTCAACCTGTGCAATTTTTGCACAAGCTGTAAGTTTTTCTTACAAGTTCCCGTGGGTATTTCCATTTTGGAAATAACCACCCAGTGCCTCATTTAATACGTCCATAGCCAACTGCTCATTTGGTTTATCAGGCGTTATTCTGTCCATACAAGCCAAATAATCGAGTGCGGAGTTTATAGCAGTCGTCATGTGGTCGACTTTATCTCTCAGCTCGTAAACCTCTTTTGCCAAGCTATCAGCCTCAGCACACAACGAGGTTAAGGTATCTTCACTAATTTGCATCGTTTTGCTGACGTCAGCAAATTGGTATTCTGTCATCTTAACAACTCCTTAAAATCTTCATAAGGCAAATAAAATTCAACGATATTACCTTTGGAATCTTTAATATGAAAAGTAAGTTTTTCAGTCAAATCCAGCATTTCGCCGTATTTCTCGACTAACGCCTCAAGGAAAGCCACCTGTTTTTCATCATTATTCATCTCCCTCTAGCTTGACTTCGCCAACCTTAACAGGCTTGCAATTTCGGTAGTACATGTTGTTCTCTGCATCAAAGAATAATATGTTCATCTTATTTTTTGCTGCAAGCGTAACATCAATTCCGCCTAATCTCCCGATTACTCTGGCGGTTATATCGTCCTGCCAGAACCAACACAACGTGTCGATTTCGGGCATATTTTCTGTTGTTATTTTCATCATGCCTCTCCTATTAATCCTCTAATAATCAATTCCATTTGCTCAGGCGTTTTATTTTCGCCTATAGCCATTCTTGTTTCTGCAAGATTGGCATAGTAGCTTACAGTTACTCTACCGTCTTTCCAAACCGTCAAGACTCGGTCGTGTGAGATTTCAAACATTAAAACGTCATCCTCAAACCTCCAAGTCATCAGCTTATATTTGTCTAGTAATTCATCCCAAGTCATCGTTCATCTCCTTTTAAGTTAAAGGGTTGGTTCCTAGTGGCTCGTACCAAAAGCTCCGCTTATTCCCCTACATATTCACGGCAACCAAAGCACTGATGTTAGATGTAGCTTTCGACGACTCCCCTAGGTATTCGCCATATTCCCTAGGCATCAGTACCGAGTGCCTGTCCATAGTCTATTTCGAGCTTCCCCTGAGTATTATCGGCATTATTCCTCAGGCAGGCGCAATCCCCTTACCAAATTGCGTACAGTAGCAAGCCAGCCCACATAAAAGCTATTGCGACTGCTTGCGTGTATGTAAATTCAATCATAATACCCCCCAAATCATTAAAAAGTTAAACAAAATCAAAGCACCCAGATTGCCAAGAATAATAATTAACAAGGCAACAACCGTTTCAATCACAAACTTAGTCATTCTTTTTGTCCTCGATAATTTTCTGGCAAGCCTCGGTGACAAGGCTATCGAATTTATATACAAGTTGTTCGTAGTCTTTGTACAAATTCTCGTACATCTCTTGCCAGTGTTTCACCGTTTATCTTAGAAGTTTGTTTTCACTTCGTAAAATTCTAAATCTTTCATTTTCAATCCCCCTATAAAGATTCAAGCCATTTTATAACCTTGTCATCAAACGCCTCTGCCCCAGCCAAGGTTTCGTCATACTCGGCGAATTCTTCATCTGTCATCAGGTCTGCAACCTCATCTGTGAGACATCCGTGTTGCAAAACCTCAATGAACTCGTCAAGCTTGGCTCGCCACTCTTCCTCTTCGTCCCAATCTTCGTCATCAGGCTCGGCAAATCTTGCATAGTTTTGGTCTGGGTGCCCATAATTCCGATAGCTTGCCAATTCCCGCACATCGATATCGATTGCCTCGATATGTTCCAAAATTTTAGCTTTCATTTTTTCCGTAAGTTCTAACATTTCAATCCCCTTTTCTTTCGCTTGCCATCATCGGGTGGTAGGTTGCGAGCCTGTCCACGACTTGGGATAAATACACCCAAGTTTCGGCTTTTTCTTTTTCCTATTCACAATGTTTTATAACAGCAAGTTTCCTTGCTAATATGTAGTCATACTACCCTATAAAAATTATAATGTCAACAACTTTTTTATAATTTTTTATAATTATTTTTAATAAACGTGTTTTCAATGATTTGCAAGGCTTCACCTACGCTTGGGCATTCTATACCGAACTCAAAACGTGATTCGTCCGTTTCGTTTTGTATTTGATATACCCTGTAGCTTTTCCCTCTCAGGAAAAACACGCCGACAATTTCCCCCTTGTATCTACTGTCTGTTATTAAGTATTTCATTTCTACCCCTTATAAAATATTGCTTGACGTTACAAAGCTCACCAAACCGATTTCGCACCTCGATAAAAATTCCGTCAATGTCAAAGCCCTTTTCTTTCAATTCGAGTATTCGTGCCGACAATCTGTAAACTCCGAGTTTTTGCACCGCCTCAAGCGAGGTGATTGTTTTGTTTTTTATCATATATTCCAAAACTCTTTTTTGTTGTTTGTTCAGTTTTAACATTTCACCCTCCGCAAAATTTCATCGATTGAATCAAATAAACCGTTGCGCATTGCCAAGCTATATTTTGTCTGATAATCATTGCGAATTTTTGCGTACTCAAATCCGCCGATTCTTTCCGCCAACATATCGTTAATTATGTAGTCTATAGCTCTCCTATAATCACTCAGCAAAAAGCCAACATTCCGCCCGAGTTCTATGTCCCTGCGCATGTATTCCGATTCTGGACAAGTAACAGGTGAGTATTCTTTTGTCGGCATATTAACCTGTGCTTTGTTTGTTTTAAGCATAGCTAAGAGTTTCGCAACGGTCGGCTGTGATTTGTTGGACGTAAACCGCCAGAATTGGTCGATAGCATCCAAAACATCCGCCAAATCATATTCCTTAAAAGCCTCGTCCCAAGCAACGTACTTTTCAGGGGTCTTTCGACAAAACACTTCAACAAGCCGTTCGGGGTTTTCATCGTCCGAATACAGTTCGTACATATGTTTCAAAATTTCCTGTGTCTTTTCCATTACATCATCCTTTCCAAATATTCTATTCTCTCTTCATCCGTCCACTCGCGAGTTCCCGTCAACGGGTCAACTTCTTTTTTGGTCTTTCGCATTGCGTTTTCCAGCTTTCCAAATTTCTCACGCAAGGTCTTTCCGCATTCAATAACAGGCACATAAGGCTCACCGATGTGTTTTTCGTACCAAGCGAGTGCATTAAATATCCGCTCGGCATTGATTGCATCTTTTTTAATCATAATTTCGATTGGCTTTGCCCAAGATGTCGTTGTATAATTGCGGTTATTATTCTTTTGCAAAATATCACGCAAAATAAAAACTGCCTTTTTGGCATCGCTTTTGACTTCGTCCGTTTCTTCATCTATAACATCTCTTATAGATGTCTTTTTCTTTTTTAAATATTTTATTTCTTTATTGTCTTTATCTACATCTTTATCTTTATCTTTATCTTTATCTTCAAGATTGCAATCATCTTGATTTTCATCTTGATTTTCATCTTGATTTTCATCTTGATTTTCATCTTGATTTTCATCTTGATTTTCATCTTGATTTTTTCTGCCAGAATTTAAGCGTTTTCCGCCCCAGTTGGCGAACTCTTTTACATCAACCAAAGTGTCTAAAAGCTCGTCAATGAGGCTGTCGCCTGTATGCTCGATTTGTTCTGTTTTGAGAATTTTTAATATAACATCATCTGGGCAACCAAGCCTAAACAAGGTGTCCAACTTTCGCTTGTCGATGATGATTTTGATGTTTGTCTTAAATTGCATTGTGCCGATTGCTTTCAAAAGGTGGGGCTTTTAAGCTATAAACTTTTGCAATCGGACTTTCTGCCTGAAAGCCCCATTTTTATTTTTTCCGATTGCAAGTATAACTTTATTAAAATATTTACTGCTTGTCAATAGCTTTTTGCAATGTTTTTATTCTTTCTTCAATTTCTGCCAAGCTCATTTTGTACGGAACGTTACAATCCGATTTGATTTCTTCGATTTCTTCTTCCGTTACTATACCCTCGATGATTGCTCTTTCTTTCAACTCGTCCAACAAAGCAACAGTCGGGTTGTGATGTACCTTAAATATATGGCAAGCATAACATAGGCTTACGCAGTTTCTCGGGTCAAACCGGTATTT